CATCTTCGGGAACGGCGACGGCTGTAACGGAAATGGCATAAAAAGCTGGAATGGATATGGAGAACCATCAATAGACCAGGCAATAGAGCTGGGAAAGTATATCAGGAATAATAATCTGTTTGGATACTGCTACAAACTACGTTCTTGCTACCAGACCAAGGGTGAAGTCCACATAGAACTGGCTGATTTTAGTGCATTAAAAGCATTGGCGGGAGGAATAAAGTGAATAAGTATTATTATAATTTAACAAATGGGTTGCATTTTAATAATCGTAATAAACCATTTGGATTTATAAGAATTCAATCTACGGCGTGTGAGCAAAAGAGATGGGATTTTATTATTCAGGATTTGGATAATGATTTTTTATATAATTTAGCAATCGGGAATATTTGTATTGTGTACGACTTATCTGAAAAGAAAAAGGAAACAAGAGCATTGTATCAAGGGTTAGAGTGGATTAAATATGTTCTTTACTGGCGGTGGTTTGGGCGATATTATATCCCAAAGGTTCGGGAATGCGATTGTTCTAAATATTTCTTAGGATGTTATATGGCTTTAGAAGATAGAACTAAAAAGAAAATAGATTACTTTAAAAAATTTATTACTGGAGAGGTAATTAATCTTGAAAAGGTAAGTGGTAATTTAAAAGGAGAAAAAGATGAAGAAGAAACCTAAGTATGAGAAGGGCACAAAATTCATTGTCAGAACAATCTGCATTGCCACACAGAAATTAGCTAATCCGCACTGCCCCATAACCCGAACACAACTTTTCTTGGAAGGAAAAGAACCCAAAGGTAGGTGTAAAATCCATAGAAAATTAAAGGAGAAATAAAATAGATAAAAAAACTAAAGCACCCTCGCCTGAAGAATTACAAGACTTCTTCAATAAGCTAAAGGAATATATAACTGTAGATTTAAAACAAACCGACATAGAACGTGCCACCCGAACTAAAGATGCTACCAAAGTAGTCGCCACATTAAGGAAACTAGTCGGTGTATATGAAGGGAATGAGCCTAGCCTGGCGGAATCTGTTCGTGAGTGGACAGAGGATACACACGGATGGTTTCATGTTAGGGATGTTTATACTGGGCTTCAGTTAAACAGCCGTTCAGACAGAAAGAACGTATCTGGTGAGCTTTCAAGGATGGTAAAGAAGGGAGAGCTAGAAAGAGATAAAGAGATAAATGGTAGGTTCAGGAAAATAGCCGACAAGGTAGATGTAATGAACTGGTGGGAAGCCTCGACTATCCCATTAAAGATTAGCCTTCCACTGGGGATTGGGGATTGGGTAGAAATTTATACCAAGAATACAATTTGCGTTGCTGGAAAATCACAGGCAGGAAAAACTGTTTTGGCTTTAAATTCAGCAATAATGAATATAGATAACTTTGAGCGTATTCGTTTTCTTACCTCAGAAATGGGGGGGCCTGAATTGAAAAAGCGAATACTAAAGTATTCCAATAAAGAAGCTCTTGATAAATTCATTGGGGCATGTAAATCGGGGAAGGTAGAATTTGTAGAACGGTCTATTAACTTTGAGGAACTAATACTGCCAGATGCTTTGAATATTATCGATTACCTAGTCACCAAAGATGCATATATGATGGGGCCAAAGATTGGAGAAATAGATGATAGACTTAGAAATGGAGTAGCCATTATAAACATTGAAAAACATAAACGTCAATTTGGGAATAATGATATAGGGTATGGTGGGGCATCGACTGTTGATAGACCACGAGTTTATTTGAGCGTTGATATAAATAGGGTTAAGATAGTTAAGGGTAAAAACTGGATGACCACGCAGAATCCAGACGGGTTGGTTCTGGAATTCAAGATAGATGACGGTATTAATTTAATATCACAGGGACTGTGGCATCCTGATTATGAGGAAAAGCATGATAGTGAAGTATGGAAAAAATGGTGAAGTAACACTTGACAGGACGGATGCTAGTATGATATACTGATTAATGGAGGAACCAATGGTTGTATATGAATTTAGTGCAAATGCTTGGATAAAGCCAGGTGGAGCATGGGGTGGGAGATGTAAGGCTTTTGATGTTTTGCCCTGCATTAGAATAGAATTGTATTTAAATCGAAGTGGGACTGGAAGGGGAAGTTGGGTTCGAGTTTCGTTTTCGTGGCTAATGTTTGTGGCAGTAATACAGCGTAGGTGGGGATTTATTTATAAAGGAGAATAAAATGAAAATGAAAAATGGTGAGTTAAAAATTTCTTACAGATTGGAGGGTGGTGGTGCTAATTTTAAAATGAATGACGCCATTGAAGAAACACTTAAAAAATTTTGGTTCAACCTTATTAGTACAAGTGTGGGAGATGAACCTACTTTAAAATTTGAGTGGAAAATAAAATGAGTAAAAAAGGGGATACGAATATTAGAAATTTAATTAAAAGCATAGAGACTGAGAAACAACAATTAGAGACAGACCTCTTTAATGGGAACATAAGGCATCAATTAGATACCCTGGAATGTTTATGCAATACCACCACAATGCTAGCTATCCTTAAAACGTCACTATGAAATACACACAAAAGGAGGAATAAAATGAGTAGAAAAACAGATATTAATGAGCATTTCAACCACTTAGAAGAAGAGGTGCTTTATATTAAAGGTGTACTAAGAGAGATTAAGCAAGATAAAATTCTTACTGCTAGAGAAATTCGTTTAATAAAGAAGAAAATAGAAATACCTGGGCTATATGATATATCACTACAGGAACTAGTGCGAGCTATATTAGAATATCTAAAAGTAGAACTTACAGGACGAGAGATTAAACTTACAAAGATTGAACATAAAAAATAAAGTAATCAGTAACCAGTAATTTTTGACCGCCTTGAAAAAAAGACTTGACTTTTTCATACTATTGTGATATACTATATGTATGAAAAAATATAAAAACAAAGAATGGTTAAATCAAAAGTACACTATTGAAAAATTATCTACCTATAGAATAGCACAATTATGTAATGTCAATAATGTAACAATTTTCCAGTGGTTAAAAAGATTTAATATTAAGAGAAGGGACAAAGGAAAAGCTGTAGCTTTATATTATTCAAAGGGAATTGAACAAATATTTGAATATCGAAATTACAAATGGTTAAACCAGAAGTATGTTTTAGAAAAATATTCGATACCTGACATAGCTAAACTGTGTAACATTGGAACAACAACAATAAAAACATGGCTTGAAAAACTCCGAATAAAAATTAGGACAAAAAGAGAAGGAATGAAAATATATTATTCAAGGCATCAAGGTATTAGGAGTGGCAACACTAACGCTAACTGGAAGGGTGGGGCGTATAAAAGTGGGGGCTATCTCATTACTCACCAACCTAATCACCCACATGCAACCAAGGATGGGTATGTCCCTAAACATAGATTGGTAATGGAAAAGAAGCTAAGTAGATATTTAGAACCTGGTGAGATTGTTCATCATATAGATGGAGATAAATTAAATAATGATGAATTAAATTTATTTTTAACCGATAAGACCGAGCACAGAAAAGCCCACTTCTCTTTAATGAAAGTAGGTTATGAACTATGTAAGCAAGGAATTATAAAGTTTAAAAATGGGGAATATTTTCCTAGCTAATATCCCGTAATCTTACTGCGACAATCCACGCTTGGGTTTTGACTAATCCAGTTTTTCTTGGGTTTAACAGGCTTCCGTCTTGTCCAGTACATCTTGTTTAGCTTTGCCAACATATCAAGTAAGTCCTTTGTTAGCCCATTCGGGAAACTTGCTATTTCAGCTATCAAGTATTTCATATCTCTATGAATATATATTTCACCATTTGACATGGGGCTTATCAATGCTTGGATATCGCTGTCTTTTGCGTCCTTTCTAGTGTCCGCTTCGATAGGTGAGATATAGAATGGGGATTTAAGTGCCCCACTTTTCTTCCATTTATCACGTTCTTCTAAGATATCTCTATAGATATACGGCTGTGTCCCAACAGTATCTATTCTCCACATCCTGGGCTTGCCTGTATTGTGAGCTGTTAGCACCTCATCCATAAACAGACTGGGGCGTTTGAATTTACCTGCCCAAGTATAGGTTACAAACTTTTTAATACCATTATATTGCTGTCCTCCAACAAGGAGTGCATTCCTAGACCCCTTCTTAATCATTTTCATTTCTGCAAACCCACCAGGGTCTATAAAGCCATAAGGATTAATATTAGATATTGATATCCTTTCCCCATCTGTATCGTCATCCTTAAGGCACACCATTTCAACCTCATTATTTTCATCTTTATCCCATCTATAATACTTGAGCCACGATAAATCAAACTTAGTAAGTCCGCTAGATTTATGAGGTGCGTTCATGTGCTGTGCCCAATAGATAGTAACCTTCTCTGGGTTGTTTTGCATTTTAATATAATGGTCTGTTGAGAATACTTCTGGATAATTGCTTTCACCAGCATTAACGCTTTTATTTTGAATATATGTTATATTATCAGTATCCTTAAGGCTATCATCTTTTTGACATGGGGTTATCCGCCACTGGTATTCTGAATACTTCTCTTGGATATAACAGAAGAAGTCACCTGGCTTCCAAAAAGTACCCACAATTGAAATAGTACTTGGGTTTGGTTCCGTGAGGATAGGCTGAACTAATAGTTCATCTACGTTATCCCACCATCTCAACACACCCTCTAATACTATCGGTGAATCCATAGCGTCCTGTCCAACAAGGTCATCTATGTGGATGTGCGTGAAGTGCCCGCCTTGAGCCGCCCCCTTCACTCCTATTGCGGCAATACTGGGTTCTGAATAAATCCCTTTACGTGGAAGTTCAATCTCTGCACCACTCCAACGATGGTTGTTTGTCCATGACCTATCTACAATTTGTAGTTCAGGGTAGATTTGCCGCAGTCTATCATTCCTAAGTATCTGCCGTGCAACCCAGTCCAGCATTCGGATACCGAGTTTCTCGTTTTCAGATACTATTAACTGCCGTTCCTCATTATCCTGAAGGTAATCCCAGATAGCTTTCCACTTAGTGAATACAGTAGTCTTACGCCAGATTCTAGGCATAGCGATAGCCCTGCGTTTGATTGTCGGGTCTTGTGAGAAGATACAGAGAGGGAGGTGTATTTCTTTACTTATGTCCTCGCCTTGATGAACATACCCTCCGCATATCTTTACGAAATGATAGAAAGAATTGTCTGTCAAAAAACGGAGCTTAGGAATTGTCCACTTGATTTGTTTCATTTATTATCTGTTGTATATCTAGCTTATCGCTTTCTGTGAGTTCTTCCTTTTTTGATTCTTTAGGTTTTGAAGCAGGTGATACCTTTTCGGGTGCAAGTGCACCCAGCATACGACTAATGCTTTTGACGGCTTCGTTGCGGTCTTTAGCACTATTCTCTGGGTTATCCCGTATGTTCTTTGCTACTTCAAGATTTCTACTCATTTCTTCCTTGAAGTGTTTGGTACGAAATTCAGCGAGTGTTTGCTTTAGAGGGGACTTTGCCATTATTTAACCAGCATAGTTATAAAGCCACCTAAAATAGTAAGGAATATTCCAGACATTAACATTATAACCATCTTAAGAACGCCGTAGATATGTTTTAAGTCGTTGTCCTTAATATAAGTAACAACAGCCTCAATTCTTGCCATTCGTTCTTTCAGGGTTAGTTCTTTTTCTTTTGCCATCACTTCACCACCTTATAGATTAGATACCCCCCTACCGCCCCTAATGCGATAGTCTTAACTGTAGAGCCGAGTCTTGCATTTCGTATCTTCTTGTCGGCAAGTTTTAATCTTTTGTCGGCAAGAAGCACTAACCGTTGGGACTTCTCATACATTTCTTTATAGTTTAAACTTATCTTCAGTTGAGTATTATACTTCTCCTGAAGATTAAAAATAATCTCATCTTTATCCTTGACAATGGTACTAATAATCGCAAACTTATCCTTCCATGCCTCGACCTGTTTCCGTAAGTTGACAATTTTGTCCTCATTTGGAATTAGGGTGTAAAAATCTAGCGTATCTTCAAGATTTTGCGTGGCAATATGCAAATCTTGTATCTTCTTATTCTTTACTGCAATTGTTGCACTAATCTCTTTAATTTTAGTGTCTCTCTCTGCTATCGTATTCTGATATTCAGTTATCTCTTTTTGACTTACTTTGATTAGAGTATTATTTTCAGTTTGCAATAGATTATATTGACCTTTGAGAACACTGTAATTATCATAGATGTTGCAGGATTTGACACTAAGAAATAGAATAGTAAATACCAGCATGGCAATTAAACCATATTTAACAATGTTTTTAGAGTTCATTTTATACCCCCGTTAAAGTTTGTGTGTTTCTGTATGAGTTTCTTACCCGCTAACGCACCAAACACGGCTGTTACACTTGTTGCAAATATGGTATAAGGAACGCCTTTAAAAAACGTAGCAAATACCATCCCCCCTAATAGAGTGATGATTGTTATTACAAAGCAAGTAGTTGTCTTAATTTTATTTCTCCAATTCCTTTAAAATATCTCGTAATTCATCCTGAAACTTCTTTACCCTATTGTCCAATTCCTTCTCTGATTTCGCAGGTTTTTCTCTACTAGTTCTAAGAAACGTGCTTTTTAATCGCAGGATTTGATACTGTACCCGCTTCTCTGCGGGAGAACGTGTGTAAGGAAGTACAAACCATTTTAATACTTCCCCTGCGAATTTACCGAGGTCTTTCTTTAAAGCACGTTGTGCCTCTCTCCGCTTCGCACCTGGCCCAGTAAGTTGTTCTGTGTAACGAAGGATACGCTGTATAGAATAGACGGTTCTGTCCTTTGCTATTTTATCCCAACTATCAAAGCTGTTAGAAATAGGTTCAAAGTCAGTGCCTTTATTACTCCACTGCTCTATAGCTAACTGCCACATAGGATGCAAGTCCCATTTAGCCGAATTAATAGTCTGGTCTATGTCGCCATCTTTAATGGATGTCCACATATTTGAAGCCCTATGATACATTCGTTGAATTACGTTATCAGGAGAAGCTGTATGAATTACTAATTCTTTCTTCTCTCCCTCATCCGTAACGATTGATTTAGAATACCGTAACCCAAACCTATCTGTTTTAAATCCCAATGCCCTAAAAAAGAAATGTCGTATTGCCATGCCACTTACTAATCCTAATAGAGCTTTAGCCATGTATTTTTCTCTTGGGTTTATTGGCTGTCCAGCCTTTCCTTTGGCCGCTCTTATTAATAATTTACCTGCGGATGTTACCATTTCTGTTTGTGCTGCTGTCATAGCTATTTTGAATGAGGGAGTAAAAATAATTGGATTTACCCACTTCCTTGTTCTAGTGGGAATCCCAGCATAATCTGCATGGTCGGTTGCTGTTAATTGCGCTGCTTCTTTAGGTGATAACCCCTCGTTTAAATAATGATGATATGTTATCATCCGTATGAAATGGTCACCTGTCCATGCCGCAGTCCAGGATGCTCGCATAAGGGGAACTGGAAAAAGTGCTTTTTTTGCAATTGTTTTTAATATAGGATTCTTAGCAATCCAGTCTTTTGCTTCTGACATATGATTCTTATAGCTGGGGGTAAATGGTGTTGAAAATCCGCCCCAATAGTGCATATCCCAATAAGCCTGGTCTTTTTGAAACATAGATTTAAATGCTTTTTGTATAAATACAGGAGTCTTTCTACTCCGCACAGAACCAGCCCACCATGCTTGATAAACGTCATACATAGGTAAAAATATAGGATTATAAAACTGTAACATTTTAACCGTGCCGAGAACCGCACCTAATTGTGGTGGTAAAAACTTCATCTTAATTAAATTATTCTCAAAATAATGAGCTAATACTGGATGAACTTTCTTGCCCCGTATAGTTGGAAATTCCTTAAAGGATAAAAACTGCCATTCAGGAGGTGCTTTTTCAGGGTCTTTTATTAAACCTTCTCGTTTAGCTGGATTGAATATTTCAGCCAAAGCAAGTTTTCTTCCTACCTGATGAGCATAAGAAGCCATAACGATAGCTGCATCTGTATCTTCTGGTTTGATTATCTTTTTACCCGTCAACCAACCAGCAAGTTCTTCAATGCTCTTGGTTTTTCGTTCATGGAAGAACTGTGTAATAATACTAGGAACATCCCTGCCTGTTTCCCTCTCGCTTTCAAACCACGATTCAAGCCAGAACTTTGGGATACCAACATATTGAATCTTCTTACTAGTAAGGAATTTTATAATTTCTAAATTATCTTTTATTTGAGCCTTCATGGTATCCCGTCTAGCAGAATCTAATTTTGGTCGTTTTAAAGAATTAGTTAAATGTGAGTTCTCTTCTCTTAAAGAAGCTATCATGCTTCCAGGCCATTCGGCTGGGATGCCAGCCTCTTTAAGTTTAGCCTGGTAATCATTATAAAAATTTCTCACCTCACGATAAGCCACGCTCATCTCTTTTTTATAAGTTCCACGTTCAAGCTCTCGTTTAAATATTCCAGGACGTTCTGCCATCCAGGTTAAATTCTGACGTGCCTTCCCATCGGGCATGGCTTTTATTACTTTTTTAATTTTTATCTTACTTTGTTCCCACTCATATTCCTGTATCCCAGAAAACCGCTTAAATGCTAATCCAGTATCAGGTGCACCTATCCGTTTAAACTGAGGTTCTACTAGTAAAACATCAACTACTTTCCTGGCTAATTTAGTTGCCTTTGTTGTTTCACCAAGCTGTTTAATTGTTTGTTGACTAATAGGTATTCCTGCATATTTTAATTCTATATCTTTGGTTTCTGTTTCTACTTCCTTATTAACATCTACTACTGGTTCTACACCTTTCTCCATCTGTTTTTCTATTTCAATAGGGGGTGTTACTTTTTTTACTATTGGTTTTATAGGGATTGGTTTCTCTACTTCTTTTATTACTTCCTCTAAAACTGGTTTTGCACCACCAGCCTGTTTAAGTTGTTCTTTACTTATGTCAGGAAAGAATTTTTTCATAACATATTTAGCATTTCTCTCCCCAAGTTTAGCCTCTATTTTAGGATAATTACTGATGAATTCTTTCATACTTATTTTCTTACTGCCACCAGTTAATCCTAACACCGCAAACGTCAACCCCCCAGCAGTTCGTTCTTCTATGCCACCAGGTGTAGTAGCAGCACCTACAGTAAACCATGCGGGTAGTCTAGTGCCAGTTGGAAGTTTACCCAGCCCACCTATAATACCGTGCATTAATGCACCCTTTAAGCCACCAACGGCAGCACCTTTTGCACCACCCTCAACTGCACCACCTAAAGCACCATGAATAGGAAGCCCAAATTTACCAAGAGTCATTATTTCAGGTATGACTTCTGCCGCACTACCAAGCCCAGCCATAACCTCACCAGGCAATCCTTTTGCACCCTTCTTTCTCCAATATTCAGCCCACTTGCCTCGCTTTTCCTGCATCTGTTCAAATATATTTTGTTTAGAAGGTTTGCCAATCAAGCGGAATTCTTCTACTGACTTTGGTATCCCTAATTTCTTTACCATATATTTACGGGTTTTTTCTAACTTTCCACCAAGCTCTGAAATACCACCAGAGATTCCCCCAGCAGCCCTTTCTAATAGAGAAGTATATGGATATAATCCTTTGGGGATACCACCATACGTTTGTGTGGCTTCTACCCCAGCTATCCGAGCTTGAGTATAAGGGTCTGGTTTTTCATATTTTAATTCATCAGTCCCAGCCTGACTTATTTGATTCTGTACGAAGTCGTGAAAAGACGCACCAGTGGTGGTCTGTTTTTTCTGCTCTTCTACAAAATCACTAAATGATTGTGGCATTTATTTTTTAATTGTTTTACCTTGTTCCTGTATCCATTTTAAATACCAGGCTAAAATCTGTTCTTCTGGGATTCCCTGTTTTTTTGCTAATTCTAATTCAGCCTTTAATTCATCTGGTAGTTGTTTATATAAATCTTCTTCTTTTTGTGGTTTTATTGGGGTGGGTTTTTCTAGCCCTAATTCTTTTTCAGCACCTTTGGTATATGCCCTAAAAAATGCACCGCTTTTTATACCATCTGTATTACCTGCCATCTTAATCATTGTTTCTCTAAATTTACTAGCAGGATTTCCTAAAGCCGTATTTGATTGTATGGGTTCTAATACGGTTAATGCCTGTGCAATATTTGGTAATGCTTTCTGGGCTTCAAGAATCACGGGGTCTTTACTTCCTTTTATCACCATCCTATCTATTGCTGATGTTGGAGTTACTATCCTTTGTAACCGTGCTTGTTCTTTCTGTAATTTAGTAATTACCTTATTTATTGCAGTATTTTGTGCCCTAGCTCTGGTTGTTTTTTCTTTAGCTAATCTATCCGTTTCTTTATAAATATCTTCGGCACTTCCTTTTGGTGGTCTACCTAATACAGCTTGCTGTAATGCATCTTCTTCGGACATTCCAGACTGTAGAAGCATCTGATATTTTTCTTGAGCCGCAGTTATTTTTTCTGGAGTCGGCATTTCTAAATTTTTAATTTGAGCCGCATAATAATCTGCTCTAGCTTTAGTCTCCATCTCTTTTCGTTCCTGCTCCCTTGTCCATTGTTCTTTTTGTAATGCCTGTGCTCGTTCTGTTTCTTTTTTAGCTTGTGCCTGCTGAAAATAACCAGTCAAACTAGAACCTACTCCAGCAGCAATATTAGGTTTTGGAGAGAACGGATTATAGAATGGGTTTTGTTGACCTTGTTGCATAAGATAAGGTAACGGATTTATTACTGCCATTTTATTTTCTCCTTAAAATGCACCTATAAGTGCGGGTAATAATTGACCCAATAAACCTAACCATTGCGACCCTCCACCTTGTTGATACATCTCTGGTGAATAGCCACCTGGTTGTGTCGCACCCAGGAGCATTTGTAGCCACGGATTATTCTCTGGTGCTGTTCTCAAAAATTCCTGCATAAGTGAAGAAATCTCTGTCTGCCCCATCCCCTGCATTTGTGTAGACATATTCATCATTTGCTGTGAAACATCTAATGGTAACTGGCTGTATAACGAACCCAGCCCCATTAGCCCTTGAGCACCCCCCATTTGCCTGCCACGTGCCGCTTCTTGCGACTCTAACCACTTACCCGCTATATCTGCACCATACGTCTGTGCTAGCCTATTAGCCTGCTCAGTGATGTTTCTCTGTAATGGTGTAGACCAACGTGTTCCCGCTAATCCTGCCTGTTCTGATGCTTGTTTAGCCCAATCTGACATCTGTGTCTGTAACATAGGTAATTGAGCTTTTGCATAAGCATTAATATCTACGGGCATTCCTGTTTCTGTCATGTCTGCTAAAGTCATCCCAGCTAATCCCCATTCAGGAGGGAAGTTAAAATAATCCATTAGAGGCATAGTGTAATCTTCACCTGTTAATCCTGTAGGTGGATATTCGGCTGTAGTCCCATAAGGGCTTGCGTAAGGTGATGTGGATGGTGTTGGTGTAGGTGTTGGCGTGGGGGATGGTGGAGTAGGTTCTGGTTCAGGCTCGGGTGGTGGGGTAGGTGGATTAGTCCAATCTATTACTGGAAAATCTGGGAGTTGGGGTTTAGGTCCTGTCCATTGACCTCCTGGTATTTGTTGTTGAAACCATTCATTTGGGTCTGCCCGTGTACGTGGGTCATAATAACCTGACCAATCGAGGTCATCTATATTTCGTTGTGCCATCTTATTTCTCCTAATGCTTTAAAGTTCTTTTGACTCTCCAAAAATTCCGATTCAGGTTGACTGCTATGTATTTTTACAAATCTGGTTAAATCTGTTTGAGTCCAGTTCTTCGGTGCGATGTTTATAAATTTTGAATAAGCCTCGCTAAATCCATTCTTCATCTTCTTCCACCCATTATATTTGCCCTATAAATATCCCACGGACTCATTGGTGCTGCCAGAGCACCCACATCTGGCGGTGCTGGAGCAGGTGCTGCCTGTGCCGATATACCTGGTGCTGCTTGAGCTGATGCTTGAGACGTAGCCGTCATTCTTGCAGGTGGGCCAGAGTGAGGAGGGGCAGCAGTTGGAAGTCCATAAGCACCAGCCGTTCCAAACCCTCTCTGTGTATAAGGCATTCCCAGAAAATAACTCATAGGTATATTCATTGCCTGATATGCACTTGTTGGCATAGGTGATGTTATCGGCATATTCTGTGGTAATTTAGTTGCTCCTAATCCTTGCCTTGCCTGAATATTTGTTAATAATTTCTCTCGCATTTCACGTTCAAAAGGAGACTGTATTGTTTCCCACAGCATTTTATCATTTTCCATACACATTTTTTATCCTCCACGTATCTTTCTAAGAAGATACATAGTCGTTAATTTTTTATCATCTATCATAAACCCAAATCTTTGAGTTCCCTCTACTTTAAACCCGAATATCTCTGAGAATTTAACCATTGTTTCATCGGGTGAATCAGTCTCTATTCGCTTGAGTCTATAATACTTCATAAACTCATTGACTAAACTTCTTCCTTCTTTTGCTAATCCAAGACCCCAGATTGATTTATCCCAGAGCTTAAGAGCCAAGCCACATTTATATCCAGGCACAATATTCGTAAACCCCAAAAGTCCACTAAAGTTTCCTATTTCATAAAACACACTCTGTGAACTAAAAAACCAATATAACATCATCTGTTGGACTGTCATAGAAGTGCGATATTCTTTACTTATATAGAGAGGTTCAGTCATAAGTTTATTGTAAAAAAATTCCAGCTTCTTCTCATCTGGAACAAAAGGTCTTATAAATTTCATTATCCTTGCCACCTAACACCTGGCCGCCAAAATTCTGAAGCCTTAGGAAAGATTCTAAAAGCCAAATCTATGTGACAAAATTTCTCATATATCCCCATTCTTAAATCTGGAAACATATCCTCTACTATTGTCATAAACCGTTCTGATTCTGCCCAACTACCTGTAGTGCAATCAAGAGCACAGCCAAACATGTGAGCACTTAAATAACTTCCGCCAATTTCCTTATTGTGTTCTGGACACCTGTACCCAGTAACCTTCATGGGCTTTCCAAACTCACTTCTTATTATTTCAAATGCGTCAAATATTTCAAGGAAAATTTCATTAGGACTATCAATATCAAAGGAAGGCGGTAATTTAGTGCAACAGTTGCAGGAATATTCTTGTAAGCTGATGTGCGGAGAGACGTATAATTTATTCATTTTGTTTACGTATTATGGGCGATTTCTTCAACCGTTGCTGCTGATGTGTAAGGTGTCGGGCATTCGGAAAGATGATTACCAATAAGAGAAAGAAGACTTGCATCATTTGTTATTGAAACACCTGTAACACCAGCCTGGTCAGAAAATATTTTATTATTATTAATAAAGTTTTTATCTGCCGCACTCCAAATAACTGCTTCGTCAGGAACGATTCCAGGTAAATGAAATTCGCAGTTATCAATAGTAAGACGCTCTACGGTTGAGTAGGTAATTTTAATAAGTGCCTCTACGGTTGCAGCCACATCAGGGTCAGTTGTCGTTTGAAAAAAACGACAACCATCAAGTTTTAAATTCATCCAATTAAGGTCACGATTAGCAATGCAATGAATATTACCATTGCTATATATATCACAATCTCGGAGCACGATATTACCATTTGCCACGCCACAACTACCAACAACGGTAGAATTCTCAAAATAGATTTCATCACCCAAATGGACATCAATAGGATTATTTGACCGATGAGAGGTTAAATAACTGTTTGTTATTCTAGCGAAACGTACAGGAAGCGTTCCCCCAAAAGTAATTGCATGTTGGACTTTTTCAACATGAGCTTCATTGACAATAATATCCGTAGTAGCGTCATAAGCTTGGATACCATAACCATAACTCCAACCACTAAGATTCCAAAGAGTTTCAGATACCATAGATTTATTAACCCTGATATTATAAGATGTTTGAAACGTCATCCCAGTTGCACAGGTTCTAGTACATTTAATTTCGTCTATAATTGAATCCTTAATATAGGAAAAACGAAGTCCATTTACATTCTTATTGGCGGCTATAGGATTACCCAGAATTTGAAAACCCTGTAACTTTATCCCAGATTTTGTATTTATTTTAGAGGCTTTTGCACCGTTAGCGGTAGTGTAGTCATCTTGTAGTCTACCACACAAAGTAACTGTTACGGTAGATACAGACAGGACTCGAACTATTTCAGCCTTATAGGCATTTGTAGGATGATTAGAATAACTATCAGTGGACTGTAAAAGTAAAAGGTCATTCTCTACCCACGTAGGAGCTGAAGCCATCGTAAGGGTTATCTCTCCTTTACTCGCATTTGCATTTAAATCTATAGAAGTTCCTAGAGACCCTGTTGCTTTCAATATATCATCAGTAACGGTTTTCCCGTAAATAATACTTGAGTCCATACCAGCACCAAGTAATGTAGTATTACTTTTTAAGCTCAAGACACTTGATGTCAAATATGTTCCAGGTGGCAAATACACAGTTCCACCAGAACTAGGAACAGCAGTTAGTGCCGCTTGAATTGCAGTGGTATTATCATATGAAGAATCCCAGGGCTTTGCTCCATATTCTAATACATTCACAAAAGGTTTGTTAATTAAATTTGCCCATTTGATTTTCTTACTTAACTGCATAGCTGAATCATCCTGTAGTGATGCACGGAGTCTGCATAGATATTCCTTTACTGATGCAATATCAGTTACATCATGTGGATAAGGAAGATTAACTACATATTCTGACATTTAATTTATCTCAAAGAAGTCGCCGCCTATCGTATAAAGGGCTTTTAATGCTGTCCATTGAAAAGTTTTGGTATCACTATCATTCTGGATTTTAAACTGAAAAATATTACCAGTAACTATAAAATAATATAAGGCAGTTTTTTCTTTATCATCAGCAGTCCCAAAAGTTTTTGTCTGTGTTTCCCAAGTAACTCCACCATTAGTGCTTATCCCGACTGTTACTGGCACATCCGTTTCAATATCCTTATACCATAACTGCATTCCATAAACCGTTTTAAATTTACCTAAACACGTAATATCTTCATCTGCAAAATCGGTCTGCTTACTCAACCAATAAGAATTAATTTTTTGTCCAGCATCCGATTTATAATCCTTGTTTTCAGCAAATACCTTACCATTGTATGAACCGAGATAATATTGGTAATCTGATGTAGCACTAGCACCAACCCCAGCATCACCAATAGAAGTTGCAACCGTAATAATAGATGACTCAGAAAATACCCTTGACCTAGAATAAGCAATAGATGATGATACCGTTATAGAAGATGAACCGGACAGGAGTGCTGAATCTGTAGTAGCATATGCAGTGTTAGAATATGATGAATTACCAGCACTATTGTAGGCTCGAACTCTATAGTACGTTTTAGTACCACTGTCTAATCCAGTTCTTGGATATGTAGTAACATTTGTCCCAACCGTATCAACTTGAGTCCAATCGCTTGACCCATCTGTACTCTCCTCTATTTTAAAACCAGTTTCGTCTGTTGCATTGTCAGTCCAACTTAAATTAATTTGACTCGTTGATACACTTGTTGCGGTTAAACCCGAAGGTGCAGTAGGAGTAGTAACTACAGCGTCACCACTAAACTCCAAATCATCCCAGTATGTTAAAACTGGATAATTGCCACCGTTACTAGTTGTAAGCCGGATACTATAAACTTGACCAGTACCAATTGTTACATTAGATGCTTTTAATACACCACCAATATAAAAACTTGCCTTTCCTGTCGATGTGTTAAATGCTATTTTAAGAGCCTTGTAAATACCATATGAAAAAGTTCCGATACTATGCCATGCACCACCAGCCCAATAAACAATATTATATGCATTATCAAGTCCGATAGCAGTAAGTTCTGTCCCAGCAGAATTTCGTATAGAGAGCCAAGACCAAGCATAGTTGCCGGATTGTCCTGCTACCGCCATTTGAATATAACCAGTATATGGGCGATAACCACTATTTAAAGTAAGATTACATCCCCCATGCGTAGTATTTGAATTTGACCATAACTTTATGCGTTTGTCAAGACCAGTAGGAATGGCTATTGTTGCTGTGTCGCTACCCGTTGATTCATTAACCCAGGTTCCAGCATGAGTATAACTTCCCTGCCCGTTAATATTACCAACGGTAAAAGCAGTAAAATGCTCCGTGATAGAATTTGCACCGATAGACATTATGTATCCTCTGTTAATAAGCCACGACCACCACAAAACATATCATCATAATATTTATAATAATACCATTCATTTGTTTTAAAATTCCAAACAAATACTAATCTCTCACCATCCTTACTTGTTGCAAACCATCGCACCTCATTTTGCAAAACATTCGCATAGCCGAATGTATATTGTGCTTCCGTATTATTAACAAGATTAAAAAACTCACTCCGTATCTTTTCCCCTATTGAAATAGGAGTATCGCCATCTATTATGTAAAAATCCTCACGCCCTAAAAACGCATTTGTTCCCCTAATTGGAACTATACTGTGTGGTGCAATACAACCTATTCCAGGTATAGTCCTGGGAAAAACAAGCGGGTTAGTTGCTTCACCTGTTGCGTTTCCTATAATAATAGAATCAGACTTATAAACTATAAGACTAGCCCCAACCTTACCAAACCCTTTAAGAAAATCATCAGTCTGAAGCAAATCATAATCAGCCGCCGTACTGTCCGTCCAATCCGCATCCTCGACATTTATTACACCCTCTTTAGAACACCTAATTGTTAAGGGATGTCGAACTGCGGCACCATAGGGAAACCACAAGTCCCCCAATATTAATCTATTCGCATACTCGATACAATATCTAGCTCTTGTAGCATATGTTGCATTTAAATCCGCAGCGTAAGTTGCACCCCCAGCCCAATATTGAACATTTGTACTTCCATTAGTGAAACACAACTTACCATCAACAGTCGCATACTGCCACCGTTCATTGGTAGGGGTGCTATATACTTTACGGATTAAATAGTCACCAGTCATATCACCAGTAGTACCAGAATAAGATGTAGTCAAAACAATCTCTGTCGCTGCTGCCGTTAGAATTGTAGCCCAATCATTATTTGGTTCTTTAGCCGCAGTATAATCGGTTGTTAGAATAAACTTATCCCCAGCCGCTAATCCTGCTGTATTCCAGACACAGTCCCCATCCCCAGTTACGGTAGCAGTTGTTATGTTTGTAACTTTTCCTGTGTTATACTTTTCTGTTCTGTATGACCATGTTTCATTACTTGCGGTTTCTCGTTTAATAAAATCAGTATCAGTTAAAAATACTGTTGACCTCACACCTGGTTTGGTTTGATGTGTAAGAATTTGCTGAACATTTACATATTGACCCAAATCCCTATCCTCGACATATCCCTGGCGTTTCTTCATGCTCTTCTGAAATAACTGTAAATTCTGTGTGCCCCAACCAGCATACCCGACACCCTGATGTAGCGATGTCTGGCTAGCATCCAACATGTGTTGAATCGGTCTCATTAAATATGGTTTATAATTTGCCATTACGAAAGTATAACATCAAAAGTCCAGGTCAAAACATCACCCGTGGCTACAGTTGTTGTTGAAGATGGTACATCCCTAGCCAACATTACCCCCGCACTAGAAGCATTAAATATTCCCCATTCACCAATAACCTTACCATCTCCTGTAGCCGCTACCGTAAAAGCCTTAACAAATCGCATTGTGTCATTAGTAACGGTTGTAGTTGCACGGGTAATTGTAGGTTTTATTCTCACAAGTCCACTAGCTGCTGTAGTAATTTCTGCCCCTAGAGTTGTATCCGTAATCGCAAATGCAGTAGTACCCGTACCGCATGCGATATAACCATATGTTGAATCAAATGCTGTTTGAGAACCCACACCAGTAACTACCCCCACGATTGCCGCTTTGCCTAAAGTCGTCACCCCTCCAGCCATCATATTCCTCCTTTAGATATTTTTGTTTCTATTAATTTACCCCTTAAAAACTCATTACATTCAGGGAAGTTTTCTTTAATGAAAATTACCGTATCCATCGCAATTTTTCTGTCATGTTCAAGCCCAAAAGATTTATAATAATCTGTCAGTTTTTCATTTCTATAATGACAAATTGTGCTTTTGTATGTTAATTTAGTTTCCATTTATTTTCCTACAATAATTTCCTATCCAGTCAAGATATACATACCACGGTTCTGGGTCAGGATATTTAAGGTCTGATAGTATAGACTTGTCCCGAAAGCCGTAGTAATTGCAATGCCCACCAGCCTCAATCGTTTCCTTCATTATCCGTTTAGTACCGTCTAATCCTAGGTCGCCCCTATCAAAATATTCGTTTCTAATTACTGGTTTATTATGTCCCATGTATCTTATAATCCAATCCTTTGTCCATTCCCTGTGTACGGATACAATCTGATTATGACTATTTATTGGGTCAAATATCTCTGAATATTGCTGTCCATTAGGACTGTGTCCCCAAGCACCTGCTGAACAGATACCATTTAAGTTTCTAATATAATTTATTAACATTACCGCATATGCAATATCTTCTTCTTTATCCACAAACTCATTATGCACATCGTAAATAATATTATCCAAATCTATCGTTCTATCAATAGCATCGAGTGGATTCCCCATATTATATTCAATTTGACTATTATAAATAGTGAGTTCTACTATAATCCCAGCCTTCTTCATACGCTTGCAGTGCTGTCTGACAAAGTCCAGGTCAGGAATTATCCCGTGTCGCACATAATTGATACCAGACTTTATAAGCTGGTTCTCATACCAATCAAAGTTTTTAGTCCCCCAGTTATACCAAATTCCTTTTGCCCTCGCTAGTGCTTCCCAACGTGAACAACCAATAAGAGTAATCGGTTTTGTGCCATTATTCTCATAGCATAAGATACCATTCTGGATTGCAAGTTTAGCAGGCTTTGGTTCTGGTATAGGTGGAGTAGGCTCTGGTTCTGGCGGAGGTGGTGGTGGTAGTGGCGGGACTGGTTCAGGGATAGGGAATATTGGTTCAGGTTTAAATTTTATAGGAATAATTTTCCACTGACTAAATAAAACAGCCCCCATAATTAACATAAGAACCAAAGCAACTATTGTAATTTTCATTTATAATGACTCACCCGTTCTGACGGATTAATTGTCAGTTTACCCCGATGTGCTAATTCTTCACTATCATAAATCCCCAGTAGATTTGTTGCCATATCAATAAATTCAGCCTTGCATTTCTCGGCATCATCATATTCCTTGAGCCACATATGACCTTTATATGCCGCAAATTCAAGGATTAGTTCATCCCACTCTTCCCCTATATCAGTAGTAGCCAGGGTGTCTGATAGGATAGTTATCATTTTACGGTAATAGACATACATTTCATATGCGTCATCTGGTGTTGGATATAAATAGATATAATTCCCAGACCGCACCCATAAAGTTGGTTGCCCCTCTGAACTAGTATCGGCTCTACCGTTCTTTAGGAGATACGATTGCCCCCCAATATGGTTCAGTAATCTGTCATTTGTTTTATCCCAAACCTGCCTCACCACTAATGTTCCAGTAGGAACATTTATTTTATCTGTCCCATCTACTGTGCTTTGAGTAGTATCTATATCTTCAAGTTGAGGGAAATAAAAATGAAAAGTCTTACCAAAGAATCTGTTCCGTTTAGTTATATCCTGATAAGCATAGTTAATCCATATTTCATAAAAATTCTTACCGTCAATATTTTCTAAATCTGAACGCCTACCCATTCGGAGTTTAAGTTCGGTCTTTAAATCAATAAATGTTTTATTTGACATCCTCGTCCTCTACCATCCCCATTACTTCCTCTTGTGAAATTATCCTGTGAGTATCTGTCATTATATTATATTTTATAAGGTGAACCCTTATACCAGCACCATAACTCACTATAACCCTATCGCCAACCTTAAACTTACCACCCTCTATAACTTCTTCTCCAATTCCAACTACAGTCGCAAACCTTGACTGTTCACCATGAGTTTGTGGTAATTTAACTCCATTAACCTCATCTTGAAACTCATCTAATATAATATACATACGATGTCCGATAGGCTTTATTTTCATCTATTCCTCCTATTTAAAATACTGTACCCCTATCTTCCTCATTTAAATCTACGCCTTCATCATCTTTATCATAACTGGAAAAATACCAGTTATAATGTGCAAGACAATAATATTTACCATCCCTCTCTACCAAAAGAGAAGCAGGATAGAAGTTCCCATACTTCTTTACCGTACCATCGCCCTTAGCAGTCATTATGGTATCACCATCACTATTTTTAATTGCCTCATCACCTGAAAAACAAACATCATTTGTTCCAATAACATTATCGTCATCATCCGTTTTAGAGGTAATCCCCGTTGGTGAGGATAATTCTACTATCCCAACCGCAGTACCAGCAGCATAAGTTCCAGATATAAGAGTTGTTCCGACTACTACTCCAGTAGCACCAGAAGTCCCACCAGTAAAAACTTCATCCGCAGTAGGTTCCACACTCCCAGAATCAAACCTTAATTCAACACGCTTATAAGAACCTCCACAAAAGACGCATGACCGCCACTCTTCCCCAGAAGTTGTTTTTGGTATTTTTGGTAACCGTATCATATTAAATAAACATAAGCTTTAGCTGACGTAGAAATAGCTGAACATTTCAACCCAGGAATACACCGCCCTTCTGGAAAAGTAAGATGCACTGGTGAAGTGTCACTAGCACCTGCTTTTAAATAAAGTGCAGTCTCACTACTTCCTGACTGAAATGTTATAGCATCACTTGCGGCATTAGGAATAAGAACTACTTCTGCAACAACTGGAGATGTTAATCCAGTTGCAGTTGTTACAACTACTAATGTACCAATCTCGCTTACTTCCCATAACATACTTGATACATTAAATGTATTTCCCATTATTTTCCTCCAATAAATTATATATTATAAACTCATGCCCATACTTAAATATATGCCATTTTGACCTGGACTCGCCCTCACTCCTTGATGTTCATATGCACCAATATCAGGAAGTACCCCGACTGAATTTCCCGCATAATCAGTTGTTAAACTTACATTTGTCCCTGCATTAAGACAAGGTGAAGTTATTTGAAGCGTAAAATTACCATTAGCAGGGTCGGTCATGAGGGGGTCACCAACAGATGAATGGGCATCTTGAGATGAGTTTGTTTTCCAGTCGGCAAAGTTATAAGCATCCCCAAGCCATGTAAATCTAGTGCTAGTATCAAGATAAAATCTGTTATAATCACAAACAAAGTCCGTGCCTTGATTAGCAGCCACATAAACACTAATCCCATTAGCACCATGATAAACAATATTATTTTTAACTAAATTTCCAGAGCAATTCTGATTAGTACCTGCCGCAAAAACAATACCAGTCCCATCAAAAACATTATTATAAATTTTACAGTCCTTTGCTCCTATTGCCTCTAAACCGCTTGTAGTATCAGTTGCCCCCTCAAAAATATTATAGTAAATTTCGTTGCTATCACAACTAGATTCATCATCAATTAAATACATCCCGTAAACATTGTCATGGCAGTAATTGTAACGAACAATAATATTATCACCAGAGATTCTCATGGCCGAATCCCCATTAGTTGTGTCAGTATGATTATAAATCTCGTTATTTTCTACTATACATCCGTTTCCACCATCAGATGTATTGTCGAAATAAAAACCATGAGAAGCATTTGTTTCTTCTAATCCGTTGTTATAAATAACATTATTTGAAAATGTCGAACTCTGAACAGTTATTTCGATTCCCTGTGACCCATTGGTGTGAATTGTATTGGAATCATAAGTCTGACCTGATTGCACTCTATTACCAGCCTTTATACCACTTGCATAATTGTTATTAATAGTATTTGAACTGCAAGTTACATTATCTCCTTGAAGCCACAAGCCAGGTCCAGCTCCGTATTCTACAGTACAATTTTGAACAGTCCAATTTTGAGCATTACCATAAGCATTGTCTAAGACTCCCCTAGTTGTACTGTTATTACATTTTAAATGTAAACCATCTACAGTAATATAAGTTCTTGTTGCAACGGTATTGCCCAAACAATAATCTCGTGCACCAGCCTCAATGTCTACAGCACCATCGGGGTCTTCTTCATAATAAACATACAGAACATTAGCCTCCCAGAACCATTCGTTTTCGGCATCCACAGATGCAAGGTTCGCTGCCAATGTCCCTCTTGTTCCATCAAGCCAGACAACATTCGGTTCCGTAGCACAAGATGCCTGCCATTTATTAGCTATCGGATCACCCGTAGTGAAATATATCGCACCAGAATACCCATCGCTGTAAGTGCTACCAGCGTTGGCGGGAAACCCGTCATAAACCAAACTTTGTGTAATACTCGCAATCCCCGAGACGGTTTTACTAAAACTCATATATCCACCATCCCACCAATAGGCAATCCAATAATCAGTAGAACCGGATAAATCAGCCCCACCACTCACGGTAAATGTATTATAATCATCATACGTAAAGCTGGTTTTTTCTTCACTGGTAGTATTCGCAACTAAGCTCCCAGGCGATCCCGCATTGTCTGCATAAAGAGCTAGTTTCATATGATTGGCATTTTGTTGCCCGCTATCCAGATAGATAGAATAAGACTGAATTGTTCCCCCATCTGTAGTTGTAACTGGCACAAAAGTTAAGTCATCTTTTGCCCTTGCCCCATATGTACCACCTTCCGTAGTCCCTACATCTTCACCGGAAGTAACGGATGTCCACGTCCCAACCAAATCACTCCCGTTTATAATCGGGTCAGCACCTTCTCCATAAGCTCCGAAAGTAATCGGGAGTCCATCAGACCCAGAAGTAGGGACGGTCAATTGTTCACGCCACTCATTACCCTTATTAAATAAAACAGAATCACCAGCCGCAGGAGATGCCGCATTAACCTGTGCAATAGTCTTAAAAGCACAGTGTTCACCCGTCAATTCTTGAGTTGTTCCGTCACCACCAGCATCAGCGGCAGTGTTCACATAATAAATTATAGGGTCAGCCATTTATTTATCCTATTAATCAAAATATCCCATTGATTTTAATTGTTTTTCTATCTCTTTATCCTCTCTTTCCCATTCCCAAATAGGTGGATAATAAAGAACCCTATTGTTCCGTAAAGATAGAACTTTTGACCAATATTCGTTTGGAATCCATATATCAAAGGTTGCAACAAAAGCACATCTAATACATTTATACTTCGGTACAATCATTATGGCTGTTTCGTCATGTCCAGACGCACCTTTCATTTCATTTACTAATGATGAATTACGCAGAATCATCTTATTGCCACAAATGGGGCACTTCATTTCAAATAGAGGTTCTACCCCTTTTTTATCGTTACTTTTTTTCCACAAGTCTTGCATTAAAAATCTCCTTTGTTATTTGTGCATGATGTTCTTTAGTTACCGCCAACCCATACATTGAACGATAGCCACATTGTTTACAACGATAAACATTGTCCACGGCATAACCAAGTTTTATAGGTTTACTGTTAGGGTCAGTTTTAAAATCTAATAATTTAATATTAATTTTATCAAACGACCCACCGCAAAATGGGCAAACCATATCAAATTTAGGCTGAAAATTATGACCATCCTTAATCCAATAATCCGTATCTTCAGTCATGTTATCACAATAATGATAATATTTATCATCAAAACCAATATTAACTAAATCAAAATGTCCATAAACCAAATTAGTATTGCAATATACCTTTATTCCAGCCTTTTTACACCTGGAATAAAACATTAAGTCCTCTCCTAATGAAATATTCTTTTCTCGATTCCAATACATATTGAAATAAGGTGCCTGTAATTTCACAAACACAGATGGATGTATCATTATCCCACCAAATCCCATAGCATCTACTCGAACCGTTCCTTGATTTACACGAATATCTGTATTAAAATTTGAAAGTCCATTATCATCAATGAACTTATACACAAGAGGCGTACCGTTACCTTTAGTGGGTGTTATGCCGCCAACGATGAGACAACCCTTATCTATATCTTGTGATAACACTTCGATAGTGTTTTCTGGATAATACTGGTCAGCATCCAACCATAAAATATAATCTGGGTCTTTCTCTAATGCTTTTTTTGCTAAATCATCTCTTACTATATCCATATAACAACTTTTACTTGTAATCATCTCTAAATCATATTTACCACTAGTATATCGTTCCATTTGAATATAAGAACGAAAAAAATCTACAGGTATATGTGTCCACGATAATGGAATACAGCAAACTACTTTCTTCAAATCCTTACTCCTATCTTAAAAATGAGGGGGCTTCGACTTGGAAACCCCCACGAATTATTAGCTTATTTCACTTTGTCAACGTCAGTAAGTCGTGCAAACTTAGGCTTCATACCAACTCGGTCCTTGAATTTTCTCTCGGAATATCTCAGCTTATCTAACTGTCCATCATTCATGGTGCTACCCCACTCTTTACGTAGATTCATCTCTTGTTCGGAGCGTGTTTTTCCAAGTGAGGATTTACCCTTAATAATGATATTAGCCATTAGGTTCCAGGATTTGCGCCACTAGCATCTTCTATTGTTTTAAGTAAGAATTGAACTCCACCGTCAGCACTATACAATTCATCGTCTGTGTCATTGGTTCCCCATGTAACATCGGCACTTTGAAGGCGAATATCTGTAACCAATCCAGTATTGCTTCCACCAAACCAGAAATAATGATTATCAGCAGGTACTAAACCCATTGTAAGATTCTGAAATAACATATCCTTCTGTGCTCCAGCTACGCAATAAATATACCTAAGTGCCTGATTATCTGCAAACATCTCGCCAAAATGAGAATTGATTACCTGATGTCCACCAGTAGGAAGTGTATTACTCGTTGACCACCATCCGCTATTTGCACTGCCACTAGCTTTGAACGTACAATTATCCGTACAACTATCGTATCCACCAGATACATTTAACTGTCCGTCTCTGAAGAAACAGTTATAAACTGAAAAGCCAACAGAACCAGCCGTACTTGCATAAGCAGCAGCGTACATATGAACTGCACCGTAACTAGCCCTAATATAGTCCTTAGCTGAAAAGCCAAGATTCTCTAAGGTTAGTCCAGGAGCATAGTTCAAAAGAACGTATCCAGTGTCTCCATCATCAGCACCATGCTGAAACCACACGCCCATGTATGGATTTCTGTGGTGTGCTGTCACGCCAATAATAGATAGGTTTACCGAAGCATAAGGAATGGTAACCTGGTCAGCCTCTTCAATGTAAGAATAGTCAGAGGCATCGGTTTCTGCACCCTTCGCTCTCACGTAAATCACATCATCTGTACCAGCGTGTGTTACTGCGTGAGTGAGGGTTTTAAATGCCCTCTGCGGAGCTGTCCCATCAAAGGCATCGCTTCCGTTATCATTATCAACAAAGTAATGTGTAGCCCAAGGGCTAGAAAATCTTGCGCCACCAACAGGGCTTCCACCCCACTGGTAAACGCCATCTGGAAAAGTAGTCATTTTTTTTCTCCTCGTCGCCACCCTTTTCGGTACAGTCGCTGCGGTAACGGCCTGACGACACTTCTGAATTCTAATTAATTTATCCGCATTGAATTAATTAGTGTCTAAAATTCCCACTAGAAATCCATGAATATCAGAATGACAGTCAATGCAAACTGCAATACCATTTTCAATATCAAATCTTAATTCTTCATTCTTCCAAAAAGATTCTAAATGGTGAGTATGCAATAAATCTTTCCGTCCACATAACACACACATATAATTATCTTTTTTCAAAACAGCATTTCTCCAGTGTTCATATTCACTCGAATTTCGCAGATGCTGTATTTTAGTTGTAATGCCACCCTTCCAATTAGGGTTTCTAGTACCTAAATTACAATATCGCAAGCGAGTCTTTGATTCAGATGTATGTTTACGATTTTTGTTTCCGAGCATTTTTTCACTTCTACTTTTGTTTGTATATAATGTACCACAAAGTTTTGAACAAAATTTCCGATTATTCCTTACTTCATAAGGATATGCCAAAAACTTTTTATCGCATCGCACACATTCTAATTGAATCATTTCATAACTCGCTACAGCCGCAAGAGCACGACCTGACGACACTGTTATGACGAGGAGAGCTTGTTCCCTTTTGAAGCTCTCCCCGCCAGTTATTCAAGGTAACCGTCCTATTCCCTTTCTTTGTTTATTTACACTACTTATGCTGAACCGCAAAAATACATTCTAGTATCGCCATATCCGAATGTGTAATACTGTAAACTCAACACCAAAGTATCAAGCGACGTATCAGGTGCATTCTTCGTAACAACAATCGGTTTCATAGAAGTCAAAACATTGATGTCAAACATGTCATCATTCTTTGCTTCCATAAACCAAGCTGTCGTACTTGTAAGTCTAGGATACTCTAAAAACGTCAACTTCATATTCTTTAGTTCGTTAATTGTATTACTCTGCTCAAATGGAATATGCTCACTACCGAAAATCTCTTTTACGGTATAATAAAGAGTAGGTTCAAACGCTAAAACAGTAGGAATTGCACCGCAATACATTCCCTTGTCATCTGTCATTGTCGCAAAGTAGTATCTTGCACTTTTGATGCTAGAAACAGCTAAAGCCTGATTTAAGTAGTTGTCATAAGTGTAATCAGTATCAGCTTTGTAGTGTGTGTCTTCAGCTAAATCAGTACCAGTTGCATCAAACCCTCCCCCAACCGTTCCTGCTCCAGTAGTAAGAGCAGCAGTCGCAGTAGGAGCATTAAACAATCTCGCAACATCAACATCCTTCGATTCTACCATAGTCTTTGATAAACTAGCCGTAAGCCGTTTCACCATACCAATCTTGTTGAAGTATTTCATCTTGTGAGTGATTCTGAAGCCTGCCCCTGTTCCGCCCTGTGTGTACCGCTTATCTTCACCGAGAGTCGGACTCAAGATTGGAATAGGTTCGCCTTCATTCACTGTCTGTGCCGCACCAAGTCCAGCATACTGTAAGTCATCCACGTGGAGTTCACTCGTAGTCCTGTCATTCATTACGTTAGGGTAGAGTGAAATTGCTGTTCTCTGTGTAGCGTCAAAAATTTTACTGACACCATCCTTTAAGATATACTTATAGGTACTGGTATCAAAATCCGTGGTTACTATTGTTGTATTTGCCATATCATTTCCTCCTTATGCCCCAACCGTCTGAATCATCGCACTAACAAACCTAACAATCAGTCTCCTGTGCTTATCATAAGCAGTTGAAGTGCTTGTTTGTGCACCATCTTCTGGATGTAAAGCAACCACAAGAGCCTGGTCTCCACCAGTAGTCCATGTCTGTGCTCCGTGAGTTGTAACACCTATGTCTAAAATATCACCAATGAGAGTTTCTGCTGTTGCAGTAGCTGAAGTGTAATCAACCACATATAGACCATTAGGGTCAATTAACTCGACAGGAATTTTTGTACCAGACGTACCAGAACAAGTTTTTCTGGCTACACCATGCAAGTGAGCATTAGTAGCGAGGTCAACATTACCAGTGGTATTTATCTGAACTGCATCTCCAGCTTCAAATGCACTAGCGGTAGAACCTTTTTGTGTTAGGGTAACAACCTTTGGGTCTGCTGCCCAAATTTCTATACTTGCCATTCTTAATTTCCTCCAATTAAATTTTTCAGAAGAAACTAAAGAAACAAGTATTCTATTATTATCTAGGGTGTACTTTATCTACCCAAGAATCAATCATCTCTTGAGGAACATCAATCCCCTCTTTCTCTGTTATAGCCCTGAATTTAGCCAGCGTATTTTTAGATGCGTTCTCTGACTTCTGAATATTGAACATCTGCATCTTGAGATAATCGTACAAAGGTATCTTCATAAGAATAAGGTCGCCACCAAAGTGGAAAAAATTATCCGCCCCAGGTGCAATTAACTCTGGTATATACTCACTCTTGTCAGCCTCAACAAATGTGTAACCGTCAGCCATAGCATCCGCAGATTCACGATAATCGTTCATAGACACATATCTTTCCCACCTAAAAAACCAGTAGGGTCTACGTGACTTGTTTTTATAATCAATATATCGTCTCTCTTTGAACTTATAACGTCCAGTCTTCATCCACATCTTCTTATCAGCCTCAAATTTATCTAATACCGTCTTGTATGCTTCCTCGGCTTTCTTAATTGCCTTCGCAATTTCAGCCTTATCTTCTTTCTTCGCACTAGATAATTCAAGTTTAAGCGACTCATACTTTCTTCTCAATTCTTCAGCACCACCGTCATCAAGAACGGAATGCTTCATGTCAATAATTCTTATATCACTACTATACATTAATCTTCTCCTCTAGCCCGTCGCCGTCCCTCTTGAATACTTTTCTTCGCTTCTTCTTCATCTAAACCAAATGCATTCATCAAAGTCCTACTTGCCCCTTCAATCTTGACAGTAGGCCCCGCTTGCAACGGAACTGTTTTTGTTTGGTTTGGTGTCTGACCAAGAACTGGCGAAACAGGTATTATTCCAGCCCTTTGAGACGGTTTGAGATAATCATACTCTTCCCTCTGGAATCGTATCCACTTTGCTGTTTTGTCCCATGTTTCTGGATCACTTACATATGTAGAAACATCATACCCCTGATTCAAGATAGGATTAAAAGTGTCGAGTATCGCTTTTTCAACCTCTTTCTCTATCCCTTTAAATAATTCAGGGTTGTTTCTCATAGACTGTTTTCCTCTTTCATGGGCTATCCCAGCAGTAGTTATAAGTCTCTTGCGTCCCGCTGTTTGCTGAACCTCTCTGTCCGCTTTAAGTTTCTGCTCAATGAATTTCTTCATTTCCGCAACAGTTAGATAGTCGGTGTCTAATAATTCAGCACCGCCCTCTGGCACTATTGGTTGTACCTGTTGTGCTACCTCACTATAAAGTTCCGTACTAGGTTGCTGCTTAGGCTTATTTACATCCTGTAAAATAGTTACAGTATCTTGCAACTCTTTCTCACGGGCTGCTTTTTGCTGTAATGTCTTTTCGGATTCTTTAAGCATAGCAACAAGTTCCTCTTGCGTTTTTTCTGAATACTTCTTAGATTCATCCGTAGAAACTTCAGGGGGTGCACCTTGAACTTCACCAGCAGTATTAACCGTCTGGTCGGGTTCAGTGAGTTTTTTCCCTTCTTCTCCCATAAATTCCTCCTATTATTTTTTAACTGTTTTAATTAACTTTTTTTAAAACGAGTTAAATTACTAAATATATCGTTAATGATTTTTAAACTATCAGTTTTTCCTATAATATCGTTGCAGGCTTTGACATACCCCTGATTAAAACGCACATCATTTTCAACGGTGCAACAATAGTCTGAATAACATGCACGTTTCTTCTTTATGGAGTCAATAATCTCCTTAAAAAGGGACATTTTCTCCAACATTCCCCGTTCATCCTGTAGCTTCCTATAATATGTACCGTCCATTATCTTTGTCCTTGGCTTGGCGGTTGTCCGCCCTGTGTCAGAGGTTGCCCAGGTTGCCCAGGTGGTTGCGGGGGCATAGTATCTATAGATTGTGCCAATGCCTTTTTTACATCTATAGTAGTTGCAACATTAGCTTTATATTCCTCTGCGTCTATCTCATTGAAGTCCCTAACAATCTTCTCTATCTGTATATCTCTTTTTTCAGTTAGTTTTATTAAAAACTTCTTAAAATCACTAGGTATTCCAGGAGTAAGTATTGCTTTAACCATCTCTGCTGTCTGCTGGTAATAGTCACTCATCATGTGATAAAGCATTATCTCACCCTGCTGACGTGTTTCCTGATTAAACATCTCGGTAGACATGAATAAGGTTAATTTCAGCCCGTTTCGGATGTCAGCAATAGGAAAAGTTACTTTCTTTGGAACAACTTCACCATTTACGTTCTCATTATATGTATAAGTTGGCTGGTTCTGCATAAACAACTCGAATATCTTATAAATTATCTCTATAAGACCATCACGAACATTGTCTATCCCCATCTTAAACTTCTTATTCGTTTCCTCTCTTAAGATGAGTTCCTGCTTAGCTACTGGTCTTTCAGCCGTAGAAACCCCTAAAGCCACAGGGGTTACGCCAATAGCTCGATATCCCATATCCAGTAAGTTTTGTTCCTCCCTAGCCGCAGAATAAGTAACATCTGAAAATCTAAATTCATACAAGTCATTTTTTGCATCACCATCAATAACCTGTATTTTACCAGCCTCTAAATGTTTTAAATTCTCAAGTCCGCTTCCTGACCGCACAAATAATATTGGTCGGTTAATCTGATGTATCCTGTCAATCCTCTGGTTGTGCATAGTGTCAAGTTCTTCCTGTGTGTTTTCTAACACCTCACATACACCCTCACCATCGGGTGCATACTCCTGCCTATAAAAAATTAACTTCTGAAATGGTCGTTTATTTGTAAATATCGGGCAGTATATAGTTTTAAGCAGTATCTTTGATTCGAGATTAAAATGAACTACTATCTCATCCTCTTCACCATCCTCATCTACATCATATTTCAGCCATAGTTCCCAAACATTAAACGGTTTGTTTTCATCAAGGAATTTTCTCTGTAACTTCTGGTTCTCTGCCCTACCTGCCTTTACCTCATCTTCAGGTGCAGTCCCCTCTCCACCCTTAAACATCTCGTCAAACCGTTCTTTATCAAAAAGCCCCTGTTTTACCCGTAATTCAGCCAGTGGTTTCCTGTACTCAGTCTTAAAACCACACATCTGTGCGTCATCTAGGTCATATGACTCACTGGATTGAACCCAATCCTCACGTGGAATGGGATAAATATTCGGCCCCTTATAACTAGACTCAATAACCTTCACGCACTTATCGGTAGTTCCCTGAAGTGCGTATTTATGTATATCTGGATTGTTTAATTCGTCCTCATTAGCATACCGATACCGTGGAGTCTTGTTGTCCTCATACACTAACTTTAATACCCCAGTACCAGTCTTTACACACTGCAACAGCGGAGAAAATACTTTATCTTTAAATTTTAATGTGTGTCTTTGAAACTGCTCAAACGCATCTTCAATCTCCCTGTCTAACCCACCACTATATTCTTTTGTTAGTGCCCTCATTAATGCTAACTTCTGTTTATTTGATACCGCATCCATTATCCGAACGAATATAGCATCACTACCAGAACGCATTAACGGAGTTGCAACATTAGCTTCACCCGCATTTCTGGGTTCCCGTACACCCTTATACATCCTCTGCCAGCGTGCAATAGCCTCAAGTCTGTCAGCCTGGTTCTCTATTTCTTGAGTAAGCAACCTGTCTACATAATCGGTAAGTTCAACCCTTAAGGTTTTACCGCTCTCCATAACCCTGTCGACATCTACAGGCATTCCACCCTGCCAGCCAATTACGGTTGACTTCAGGGCTTCGGCATCTACTTTTTTTGTTTTCTTTTTAGTTTTCGCCATTTTTATCAACTAAATTTGTATTGTATGATATTACTATCTTCATCAAACACATTACCAGTGTAATTGTTAGTTTCATCACATCTGGTGTCCCTCCACCAATATCCATATGGATAATCTTTATCAATTCTAATAGGCGGCCAATACGGAATATATGTATAATCACCAGTGGTGTCTGGATAACTATCGGCAAAATCACGTTTCTTTTTTAATTCATCTATAGACTTCTTAATCTCTTCTAAAAGCTCTAGCTCCCGACTCTTTTTTATTTTACGCATGTCTTTTTCCTTTTACGGACAACCTTTTTACGTTTTTTTATTCGCTTTTTTTTGCCACGAAGCAAATATTTCTCTTTCGAGGTATCAAAATCAGTGGATATAGTCACGTTATTCTATCGTTCTTTGTGATTACACTCTCTTTAAAAGCTCCTGGTATTTCCCCAACACATTTATTACCATAGGGCTATTGTCCTTGTAGGTTTTCTGATGCTTCTTTATTCTAAAAATATGACTCAACTCATGTTTTCCTGCCATCCTATACCGTTTACACTTCTCCGTATTCCTGCCCACTTTTCTAGCACCCCCACTCTTTGCTCCCTTCATTTATTTCTTCTTCCCTATTTTCATCTTCTGCCCGTCCTTCAAAAAACCATCTAATAAGGCACCGATAGCTTGGCAGAATCGCATCATGCTAACTGAAATAACTGTTATTTCATCAAATGAATATTCAAGCTTTTCTGGAATAGACATCTCCAAATCACCTGTATTCCCATCAATTTTAAAAACCCAGTCATCTTTATTTGTTTTCATTTTCTCTTCTTGGTTTTCTTCTTCTTAACCCTTTTAGGGAGTTTCTTTCCTTTAGGGGTAGCGTGTTCCCACTCATCTAGTGTCTTTTTAGAAATTTTCCCCTGGCGATAAAGTGCATAGAATTTCTTTCTCTGACTTTCGCTTTTAAATGGACTCATGTTAGTTAAATATAAATTTCACCCCACCACGGCTGGGCTGTATAGTCAACAACCAGGCGTTCTTATATATGAATATCCTGAAATCAAACGGGAGTTCAAGTAGACTGTCTAAATCATCAGCACCCATCACCCCCTGATGCTGGTCATCTAACCCATGGTTACTCGATGATATATCGTTAAGTAAATTCATAGCGTTATCTATTCTTAAGGAATAATGCCATTAGAATAAGCTATCCTTCCGACCTGGATAAATTTGTTTTGCTTATTATTTTGCCCTCTTCGTCATCAGCCGAAGCCACACCATGTAAGATTGCGCTGTCTTTATAATCACTCTCTCTAAGATGCTGTAACATCTCGAGCACCCTACTTAACCTTTTCTTCTTTTTTGGTTTATAAAACATCTATAATTTTTTCAGTCTTTAATAGTATATCACACTTTAAACCTTTTGTCAAGTATTATTTTTATTTATTTTATCGCAACCATATGTTACTATTCTGATGGGTTCATCTGTAGGGTCTAATTTATTTTTAATCATAAACCTTAAACCCCGAATAGGCACACCGTCCTTTACTCCGTCTATATAACCCCAAAAGTGATAGCCAAAATGTTCAATAGCCTCAATAAGCTTAATAACAAGCTTATTGTCATCCTTACTTCCACACTTATAGTAAAGCCTTAAGTGGTCATCTTCCAATGCTTTAAATCCCAGTTCAATATCAGGTGTCGGTTTGTCCATTTTATTCTCCTTTTCTATTAAAAGATAAGTCCCTCACGCTTGATTGTTTATTATATCATACTTATTTAGCCCTGCCAAGCATTTTTTTTATACATTTTCATAATACCCACTAATCCCACATACAAAATAAGACCATATTTTACGTATGGTGTGTCGTCATATTATCGACATACTATGCTAAAATAGTATACAAAACTGTTAACCAGTATGTAACTATATTTCGTAAAACAACACTCATATACGCAATCTTATTTCGCTAAGTCTACTTTTATGCTTTAGGTATGAACCTTATTAGGTTTTTTCAGTTTATTTATATAATCAATTATTCCCAGCAACCATTTAGCTATGCGCTTATTATAAAACGACAGTAGCTTCACGTCATTATCACTGCCAGGTACGTTCTTCATGTGGTGTATCAGTTCCTTCACGAGCCCCTCAGAATCAAAATGACCACGTTTATCCTTAGCCGTACTATGAGCGGCATAATCTTTAAAAGCATCCCCATCCAAAGGAATTCTTCTAAATTCCACAATAACCTGCTCAGTCCAATCCTTACCAGAACGTATAAACCCATACATTATCCCGTTCTTAATATAACTACCTATGCCCGTTTTAACCATTTTATTACCTCAGCTAAAAGCATACCATATTTACCTATACCTTGTCAAGTCTTTTTTTCTGTGTATTTATACAACCTGTTAACCGAATGACACCATTTGTTCTTAAGTAATAACAGCATGTCTGATTTTCACTATGTCAACCTTAAATGCGAAATATACCGTACCCTATCCTGTATGTGTTTCACTAATAGTCCCCATTTCAACAACCACTGAAACCCCCCACTAAAAAACGCAAATATACATAACGCATGTCTGCATAATTACGTCAGGATTTCATCAGATTTGTGTCAGAACTGCGGAAGAACACTCGACAAATAGATGCCAATGTGGTATTATAAGAATAATGGAAGAAGTGCGGCGTCACACATCTGCCAAAAAAATCATATTCCAACGGAGGTAATATCATGCTTAAGGGTTGGAGAAAAAAATGTGAACTTGTTTGTGCTAACTGCCATTCAAAAATGCACTTTCCTCAATATCTATAAAGCTCACTTCTGACATTACGCATTAAAACATACACTAAATGTTTGCATAAGACCATATGCATGGAGCATAAGGCTCTATGTTTACTGCTAACCAACTGTACCTAGTTCATATGGTTCCCTCACAAGGTTCTGTCACCATAGACTCTCTATGCTGAGAAAATATTACTCATATTAGAGAACAGCTTATCTGCTTCTAAATGGTGATTGGGGGTAATGGGGTCATGCCCTTAGGGGTATGGGTGATTTAAGAACCACACTACCCAGGGAACCTGTGACCGAAGGGAACCACACCCAGGATACCCCATCTAAGGCTCTGTGCTGCCCGTCACAGCATGATTACAGGTAAGGCTGGGGTAATAATAATGGTAGTGGGGGAATACTATATTTAAGGTGGACTCTTTATGAGTAGAAAAGAAGCCTTTTCCTCAAGAGGATTTTTAAAGTGACTAGTCCGAAAACACCTTAAACCACCCCAATTGCGAAGCAACTAGTGACCAAAGGGAACCAATTGCAAAGCAAATTGAAATCGCTGCGATTGAAACATGCGTGTGTACGTGTGCGTGCGTACCCCTAATATATATCATAGGGAGCCCCCTACTGCCAGCCACGGCACGTATCAAGACAGGGGTATGGTATGGGTAGGGTAGCGTAGCGGGGGAAGAGGGGGAAGGCAGGGGAGGACAAGTTATAGTTTAGGCAGGTTAAAGACAATAGTAAATAGTATATTACTAGTGAATGATACTTATGTATCTACTACTAATGGATAGATAACAGTCTATTGGCGTTTTTAGGGATAGTATAATAGTATAATAGAATATAAACTGTCTCACCCCCTATTAGTATAAAAGCACTAGATATTGTATTGATGCGTTTTTAGGTACAATATAGAGGAAATGATTATTTTTAAATATCATCGCACTTAGGGCTTGACATTGGTTTTATTTGTGATATGATATGAGTGAAATGAAAATTCAGTTTATCCCTGGACAGAAATTATTTAGAATTAAAAACACTAAAAAAGAGGTGAAAGAATGAAGTATAATCCAGATTTAATTAACAAGTATCCTGGTATGTGGAAAAACCGTAAAACATTTAAAAGATATTGTGCATTAACTAAATTGCATCTTGGTCTTAGTGGTGAACCACATTACTATTATTGCACAATCTGCAACAAACATTTTAAAACCTCTGTTGGTGCTGATAATCATCTACGAGTAAAACATGAAAAGGAAATATTAAACACTATTAAATAAGGAGGTGAACGAATGAATATAGTTTGTCCATATTGTAAAAAGGTAATGTTAGACAATCAATATATTAAACACATTGATAAATTCCATCCTGAAAAAGAGGGTAAGACAGTAACCATCTCTGTTTCATTAAACAAAGGTAAATTAGAATTAAAAACACTAAAAACGAGGTGAAAGAATGAGTAAAATGAAAACAAAATTTAAATATCATCCAAATAATTGTCAAGACGCCTGGATATATATAGATAGGTACATAGATAATAGATGGTATAATAGCAGGTTGCTTGATTTGGATAGAGTGTGCTCAAAATGTTCAAAACTTAAAGCCTGCACGGTATCGGTATTAATTAAGGAGGTTTAAAATGAGTTTTAAAGATTACATGAAAGACTATTATTCAAAAGAAGAATTACAAGACATGGTAGAACATGGTTGTGATTCTGGGTTTGGAGGATTAACCTATTACTCAGACACAGTAAAATTACATGATGACTATGAAGATGAAATCTGGGATAGGCTTTATGAAGATGCAGAAAGTATGGGAAATGATAATATCATGGCGTTTATTGCTGATTTTAATGGTGCTAAAAATGTTGGTGGTTTAACACAGTTAAAAAATTTATTAGTGTGGTGGATGGCAGAAGAAATTGCAAGAGAATTGACTGAAGAGGGGGACATATGAAGCAGTTAAACAATCATTTCGCTGTTTGTGAATCTTGTGGTAAAAGACTTCAAGGTGTAGAATATATCTGGGATATAATTGAAGATAGGATTGTTTGTGAAGATTGTTATAATAAAGAGGAGGTATTTAAATGAATAAGAATTTTAAAGAATGGTTTTTATTCTGGCTCACGGTTGCAGTTATTCTCACTACTTTGCTTCTGTGTATGATACATGTAGTAGAGAAAAATACAGGAGTGTGGGATAACCAGATACAACAGAAACAAACGCAGGAAATAGATTCAGTAAGAATAAATACGGAAGACTAAACTAAATAAAATAAATAACTGCAACTGTTGCAGTAAGGGGATAAAAAATGAAGGCTAAAAAACGATATGTTTATTTAATCTATAATGATGATGGGTGTGGAAATTATACAGTAAGTAAAGTTTACGGAAAAAGAAAAGATGCGATTAAACATATTATAAAGAATGTTTTTAAGGATAATGATTATTATAAAGAATGGACTCAAAAAGAAAAAGAAAAACATGCATTAAAATATATTGAAAGGTGGAAAGTAATATGATATATTTAATGTTGCAGTAAAATAAAAGAATAATAAAGGAGTAAAAGAATGAAAAAGATAAAAATAGAGTCAGATAAAGTAATAGTTAAACATGTTACTTGTCCATACTGTAAGAAATGGATTAATAATATGAGCTCTATTACCTGTAAACATCTTAAACAATGGGATGGGAACTATGCTTATTTTGAAGACACAGAAAAAACAAATGAATAAATACATAGAACAATTAAATAGAGAAAGAGAACAACAGTTGCAGTCCCAAGCTATCGAGGCACTAAAAAAGATTGAATTAGCAGAATACAGACTAAGAAATAAGACATACGGTATATGTGTAACCTGGGAACTCCAACAAATAGAACGAATGAAACGGTATGTTAAGAAGTGGAAGCACTTACCTGGAAGCTGGGAGGAAATGTTAGAGAACTTCACTGTGATTAATAACTCAAGATACCTCTCTTATATTGTAGATAAAAAATATCTATAGTAAAGATTTTGCAGACCACCAGCAGACAAAAATCCGACTCGAGAACAAACTTTCCTTAAGCAGTAGCTTGGGTATTATTCTCTTGGGGAAGTAAAAATTAATCTCTTTCCCATAGGTGAAAAATATGATGAGCGAATTTTCAATAAAGGAAAATGAGCGAATCCCCTCTTATATATATATTACTCTTCTTATGATTATAATATACTCAATAACACATAACATGTTTAAGACTAGTAGGTAGTAGTAGAATCCCCTTTATGGGGATTCTATAATAAATATAAAGACTAGTAGTAGGGGGATAGGATTGTCAAGGGAAGGGGGGAGTTCTTGTTGTTGAAAAACAATACTTGACAGGTTGAGATGGGTATGGTATGCTTAATAAAACAAGGAGGAATGAGATGAATGTATATGAATTTATGAAGAATGGTTTTGATAAGGTAATTATTCGGTTTGCAGAATTTCGTGATGTTAAATATTTAGATATACGCACGTGGTATCAAAATGATAAAGATGAGTGGAAGCCGACAAAGAAGGGAATTATTATTCCTTTAAATAAAATTGAGGAACTTAAAAAAGGAATAGATAAAGCATGTGGAGAATGTGATAACTCAGTAAAAGAAAAGACTTGACAGCATTAAATAGATATGATATGCTAAACAAAATGAGGTAATAAAATGGTTAGTAATTTAGATATTGAGAAACACAATAAGGAAAAACAGAAGCGTGAGCAAAACTATAACGTTGCTGCTCCAGCTAAATATCAATGCCTTCAATGTAACAGGTGGTATAATACGGGCTGCAATGAATCGTTTTGTTCTGAGAAATGTTGTGTTATATGGATGGATGAATTTGAAGATTACTATTTAGGAGAGAAATAATTTTAATGAGAAATCAAACAACAAAAAGAGGAAAGCCCTTTAGTAGGCAGATAAGTCTATCTTGTTATAGCTTATTCTCTACTGCCGAAAGAGGGCTTTTTATTTAACATGGAAAAAATTGATAAAGAATGGTTAAGCCAAAAATATTTGGGTGAAAAAAAATCTATGCACAAGATAGCAAAAGAATGCCGTGTTAGTTATGGGAAGATACAATATTGGATGAAAAAGTTTAATATTAAAAGAAGAAGCTTGTGGAGTAGATGGGGCAGTAGGGGGACAACATGTAGAGGATATGTCCTCATACATCAACCTAATCATCCCCATGCAACTAAAATAGGGTATGTTCGTGAACATCGGCTTATTATGGAAAAGAAATTAGGTAGGTATTTAACAAAAAATGAAATCGTGCATCATAGAAACGGAATTAGGGATGATAACCGCCCTGAAAATCTTCTTCTTGAGAACAAAAAAACACACCCTAGTGGTTATGCTGCTGCCTATCAAGAAGGATATAAAATGGGATTCAGGGGGGGATTTAATAGGGCAATAAACAAAACAATAGTATTAGCTTAAACAGTTGCAGTAAATGGATGGATTAAATAAATTTTTTAATGTCTTTGGACAAGGAGGAATAAAAATGATTTGTAAGATTACTAAAGTTTACGATAACATTAAAACAAATGGAGAACTATACAAAACACTAGTGTTTGATAATGGATTAAAAGCTAGTGCTTTTGAGGTAGATTTATATGAACATTGTGTTGAGGGCAGTGAAGTTGATGTTACGATAGTTCAAAAGGGGCAGTATAAGAACATAGTAAAGATTCTACCTGTTATTCAAGAGGGTGGCAAAAAGCCCGCAGAAAAAGAAGATGATGATAGTCACCAATGGGAAGAACCTGGAGGTAGTAGAAAATCCACAAGAGAACCAAGTGATATTCATATCATAAGAGAGTCATCCGTTAAAAGTGCCGCTCCTATATTTGCAGAAATGATAAAAATTGATGGGATGAAGGAAATAGGGTCAGAAGATTTAATAATTATAGCAAAAAGGATTGAGAGCTATATAAAAACTGGTGTTTAATGCTAATAAATGGAGACTTGAACTATAAGGAGGATTAGATGAGAGAAAAATATAGAATTGTATTCCATACTAGTAAGGAACTAATTCGTATTTATTCTATTGAATATGGTGCTCAATTATGGGCTTTAACTAATCAGGTAACTAGAAAAAATCATAAATGCGGCATTTGTGGAAAAAGAATACACAGAGGCAAGGATAAGGCATATAGACCGCTAACTAATTTAGGGAATCGAATGGATAGAATTTGTTTAAACTGTGGTAATGAAAAGGAGGAATAGATGAGCAAGACG